GCAGTTATCGAGATAGTTCGGGCTGCGTAACCACTGCATAAATGCGCGGTGCTGGTCGCGAGTGAAGATCCATGTCAAAGAGAATGACGTCTTCAGGTCGTCGGTTAACTTCTGAAATACCGGCGCGCCGACAGTCGGCTGGTCGACGCGAAATCCGGTATCGGTAGTTGGTGTTTTCCCCTTCTGCGCCAGCGGCAGCCAGTCAGGGTAAGGAATTGGCATAGTTAGCCCCTTGCTTTGCGTGGCGCCTGATGATTCTGCTGGATGGCCTGGCTAACACGACCGCCGTTATTGATGTCTGCAACAATCATATCGATGGTCACTCCATTACCGTCATGGGTGGCCTGGGCATCAACAGTCGCACCAGTGTAGTTCTGGATGTTTAGGTAAATGGGAACTGCTCCGGTACCGCTGTTCAGCTCCTTATTGCTGATCACCTTGCCGTTATCGCCTGGGATCATGTACTGGCTGCCATTACTGGCGCGGTAGATTTCGGGCATACCGCCCTCGCCTACCTGGTACATAGAACCGGCTGCTACTGGCCCACCGTTTTTTCGTTTCCCGGCCACGCCAATTGCCAGCGCTCCAAGCACAGCAGCAAGACCTATGGCAGCAGCACCGCCAAATGATCCGATTGAAGCCACAATCGCCGCTGGAGTCCACGCAGCCGTCGTCGTCGCAGCAGCAGATGTGCTCGCGGCTGTTGTCGTAGCTATCCCAGCTGTTTGTGCAGCCGTGGACGTGGCCACGGCAGATACTTGCGCTGCCTGTCCCATCATTGCAGACTTAACCCAGTCGACGCCCCACTGCACCACTGCGTTAATGGCGCTGTTGAGAGCGTTGCTTACGAGTGAGTTAACGGCCTGCTCTGCTGACATACTGCCTGTTAAAATTCCAGCAAATGCGTTGCTTGCATTGTTCCCGAACGAGGTAAATGCAGCGGAAGCAACCTGAGTGGCAAGATTTAGCTGAGACCATTCTTCGAACATTGCAGTTGTACGCTGCTTACGATACTGATCTTCGATTGCCAGCCTTGCTGCTTCAGCTTCAGCAATCTTCTGCGGATACATCTGCGCGTAAAGGTTGATATCATTCATGTCCTTCTGATACTGACTATCAATACCTGCCACTTTGTTCGTTTTACCCTGAATGGCACTGAAGTTGTTAGCCGCGTCAGTACGCTCTTTCTCAGCCTTTGCCTGCTCACGCAGTGCATTAGCATTATCCCAGGCCTTCCCGGCAAGTTGCCCGGCAAGTATGAGTTGCTCCTGCGTGGCTGTATTACCGAGAGACTGCTGTGCATTAAGCACGGCCTGCGCTCTCGATAACTCGCCAACACTACCGGCTGACAGCTCGGCCTTCTGCCGCAACTCATCCAGTTTTTGGTTAACATTTTCCTGCGCTTTAGCGTACTGCTCCGCCTCTTTCTGAGCTGCTGACGCTCCGCCTTTCGACTTGCTCCCAGTGGTCGTTGCAGTGGCCTTTATCTCGATCGGCTTCGTATTGGCAGCAGTTTGTGATGCTTTGGATACAGCAGCCAAATCACCAACCAGCATGGCGGCTTTATTGCTTAACCCAGCAAGCGCTTTGTTTTGTGCCTCCCATCCGTCAAGCCCCAGCCATGACCAGGTGCGGGCCCGGCGCGTAAACATTTCTGCGGTGCTGTTCAGATCAGATATCTGTGCATCGGCAGATATCGCCTTCCCGGCCAGCCTGTCGAGAGCTGCCGTCAGCGAGTCAATCACGGCGACCATGCCAGAGCTTGCACCAGTAGCCTGGTTAACAGAGTCGATCATTGACAGGAATGAGTTAGTAAGCGCGGTATTGGCCTGGGAAAGCGTACGCGGGAGTTTCTCGAACTCAGCATTCACTGAACCGGTTTGTTTCTGAATAGCGTTCAGTGCATCTTCAGCAGTAAGTTTCCCGTCCAGCATCAGCTGGCGCAGTTCTCCGATGCTTACACCCATCCCGGCGGCAATCTGGCGCGCCAGCTCCGGCATTTGCTCAAGGATGGAGTTGAACTCCTCCGCCCGGACAGTGCCGGAGGAAATTGACTGGCCGAACTGACGGAGCGCATTCGCCATTTCCTCGGATGAGGATCCGCCGATGCGCCCGATTTTCTGAAGCGTCTCGGTGAGCTGGATGATCTGGCCGTTCGTCGCTCCGGTATCGCGTAACGCTGTACTGAGGGTTTCCCACAACTTCGCGGTGTCCTGCAGTGAGCCGCCCGTTGCCGAGCTTATACGCATCAAACCCTGCATTGTCTGGGTGGCGGCCGCGGCGCTGCCGGTTAACCGCTCGATCCTGGCCTGCATTTGAGACATGGCGTCAGCAGCTTCAAGGAAGCGCTTACCATAATCAACTACCTGAGATACGGCGATCGCGGAAGCTATTGCAGACAGCCCTGTCTTTAACCCAACAGAAGATTTTGCCGTCTGATTTTGCGCTTGCTTGAGGTCGTATAATTTCCCGGCAAGCTCACCAATTTCTTTTCTTTGAGCAGCAGTAGCAGATGAACCAGCCTGGAGTCTGGCCGAAAGCATTGCTGCACTTCTCGCGCCATTCTTCTGCTCTTCATTGAGAACAGCGATCTGCTGTGTAAGACTCAGAGAAATTGAGCGCAATCTTGCCGCGTCATTGGCCTGTTGCGCCGCCTGCTTGGCTGCTTCAGACGATGCTTTTGCTGACGCATTTTGAGCAGATTTGAGGTCATACAGCTGGCCGGCAAGTTGAGAAATGCGCGCCTTTTGCTCGTCAGTTGCCCCATTCCCCGCTTTCATTTGGGCAGACAGAATAGCGGCGCTTCGAGATCCCTCAATCATCTCAGCATTAAGGACGGACAACTCACCTTCAAGGGATGAGATCGCCGATTCTGATGCTCTGAAAGCAGCGGCACTATCGCTAGATGCTTTTGCAGCATCGATAGCGGCCTGCTTCACGTCAAAAAGCTTTACCGCAAGGTTTCCAATCTCCCTACTCTGCGCCTCTGACGCATCACCTGACGCTGCAATTTGAGCTGCGAGGGCGGCAGCGCTGCGGGCACCATTTTTATTTGCCTCTTCAAGAACTGCTATTTCGTTACCAAGCCGTTCCATGATTTTGGCTGCACTGCTCGCATCATCCGCAGCCCTTGCGATCGACTTGCCAGATTTATCAGCAGATTTTTCAAGCCCGGAAAAGTTATCGGCGGCTTTACCTGCGCCATCACCCATTCCGTCAAGCGACTCAATGGCTTGTCGGCCAGCCTGAAGTAAGGGGGCTATATCAGCGCTTACTGTATAGACGATGCTGCCGGCGTCTTTCTCACCTGCCATGTCATTCTCCGGTTATTGCTTTGCTTTTGCCCTGCGTGCGGCCTGTTTAGCCAGGTATTCGTCGGCGATGCTGTCGTACTCTTCCCGAGTGAAGCCTTTCTGGTCCGGGTATTTCGCCGCCAGCAGCATCTGGAACTCGGTCATCGTTAACTGCGAGGCTTCGGCGCGATTCATGCCGAAGTGGCTGCGAGCTGCGCTGATGTAGTCGAATGCTTTAAACTCTGTTGTGCGCTCGCCTGTTTCATGGCGCTGCAACTGGCGAACCCTGGCTTTTCCGACGATGCCGTGCTGCATGAGGTGCTGCGCCAGCACGATAATGTCGTTCTTCGGCATCTGGCCGGGTCGATATACAACGCAGTGTCGCCAACCCTTCCACTCGCCAATCATTGGCGTCAGATCGTCATCGCAGCACGCCTGCAGCACCAGCATGCACGTTGATAACAGCTTCTCAGCGGCGCGGTTGAATGATGGAGCCAGCCATTCAGGAAATCGTCCCAGCGCGCCTGCGCACACCTCAATCAGCTGAGCGACATCATTGCCGTGTATGGTGGCGTACGCCTGCACAATCTCTTCCGGAGTGCCGATCCTCGTCATAGCCTCGAATGAAGGCCGCAGCAGGTAATCTTTACCACCTTCGCGGCTGTCGCTGATCGAGAGTTCGCCAATATCGGTTAAAGCGGTCATAAGCCTTCCAGTAAACGGTCATTATCAAGGGCAGCACGCCGCCCTTTGGAATGTCCGTTAGGTAACGGTAACCGTATGCACGGCCACAAAGTTGCCGTCTTCGGTGTTGATGATGATCTGCGCGCTGCCGGTGGCAACACGCGTCACGGTAACGGTGTTGCCGGAGGCGGTGGCAGTTGCTTTGGTCGCGTCGGTAGTCGCTACAGTGAAGTCTTTGTTGGTAGCGCCGGTTGGAGCGATGTTCACCGTGAAGGTGCTGGTTCCGCCCGCAGCGCCAGTGCTGGTTGTCGGGGTTACCGTCACGCCAGTCACAGCAACCGCAGTGATTTCGTTCACTTCGATGGTGCTCGCGTCGCCGACTTTGAACTCAGTGGAGAACGTGACGATGTCGTTCGTGCCACCGTCAGAGCTCAGCGCCGTGATGTTCATGTAGCCGATGAATTCAACCGGGCCGTAGTCCATGCGCACCCAGATCCCAGGCTGGCGCTTGGCCTTCAGCTCGTCAGCGAAATACTTGATGAACTTGCCAACACCGTACTGATCCAGCTTGTCCTTCTTGCGCACCTCACCTTCAAAGCTCAGGGTGAAGTCACTGTTGGTGATGATGGTTTCGACATAGCCGCCGCCGTCATCCGCATCAGAGGTAACCGAGTTCGGGTTGAAGTCGAAGCCTTTCGACGTACCAGCAGCCAGCGCCTTCCACTCTGATTCGAGTGGCTTGACATCCGGGCAGCCATCGGCGACTTCCAGCACGACCGCACCGCCGAACAGGCGCTCGTTCGAGTTCTGGCAATTAGCCATGTGAAACTCCTCTTTGACGTATAAAAGAAAACCCGCCGGAGCGGGTTATTGGTTGGGATGGCTATTCGCCGTAAGTGCAGGCGAACTGGAGTCGGAAGACTATTCGCCCTTCTTCTGTGAGCACCGGCGCGGGAATTGCGCCCATGTTCTGGATGTAGCCGACGCACTCGTCAGCCATGGGGTTGGCCTGGACGTAATCGACGATGCGCTGCACGGCATTGAGTGCGTCTTTGCGCTTATCTTTCGCGCCGACGACGTCGACCAGCACGTGATATTCAGAGCCGAGGTCAGTACGGATATTTGAGCCGCCGTTTGGTCTGAAGACAATTATGGCTTTAGCCAAGTCCTTTGGGTCGTCGTACATCAACTGCTGCACCGTGAATCCGGTCGTTAGCCCGGCGTCGACGAACATGTTGCGCACCCGCTCGTGCATCATGGGTGTCATAGCGAAAGCTCCTTGCGCATCACCGCGTCAACGTTATCGCGCTCGTCATTCGCACCTTTGGTCAGGAATTGAGGCTCACCATGGGGATCCCAGTAGTTACCTGTTCCGGTACCGCCTCCGAACTCTTTCGGTTTCTGAGGGCCGAACTCAGACCGGTTGCTGGTCACGCCGAAGTGCGCGCGCGGTTGCCCCTTCAGCTTGCCTGATGCCTCATGAACGTACGCGGCATAGTTGGCTGAGTAGCCGATGCGCCCGGTGATGAGCACGCCGCCCGCGTCGATTTCCCGGAACTGGCTGTTAATCAGCGTGGAGGTGTCGATCGGGGTGTAATAGGCAGCCCGGGCACCGATAAGAATCATCGCCGACTGTAGTGCGCGAATTACCTTGCGCCCCTTAACGTCGTTGATGACATCGTTCAGGTGCTTCTTCGCCTGGCTTATGCCCTTCACTTTGATGCCCATAGCTACACTCCCGTCAGGATGGCGTAATCATCCGCCAGGCGCTCGAACGTATCGGCGTAACGGATAACCTGCCGCACCTCGTCGGCACCGGCGACAACCGGGTCCGCTTCGGTCGATACGCCAATCAGCAGGTAATCACCCGTGGCCGCCAGCGCGAACTCCGTCCAGACGGTATTCTTCACGACGATTTCGGCGCCCAAACTGGCTAACTTCTTGCTGAGACCGCCCTCGTAATCACAGAGGATTTGCTCAGGTTCCGCATAGCCCAGCGGATCGCCGTATTCGTCATTACCTTCCAGCTTGCGCCAGATGGTCGCCGTGGCTGTGTAAGACCAGCTTGCAACGCTGCTCATAGCATGAAGACCTCGACCTTCTCAACGATTTTGAAATCAGCGAGAGGCTGTATTAGCCCTGACTGACTGGCGAGGCGCTTAGCATCAGCCTGCTCCAGAAAGTCAGCTTTGGATTTCTCGTAAGTTTCAGCATGGCGGCCAATAAACTTAACGCCGGAGTCGTTTATCCAGATGAAGAGCGACCAGTTTTCTTCGCATTTAAACGCATGCACTTCATATCGTTCAGCCATCTTTCCACCTCAGAACCTTCGCGCCAGTCGCCCGGATGCGCGGGCAGTTGATGAACCACTCGCCGTCCGATTTAACGTAGCCGGTAGTCTCCCGCCCGGTGTCGGTTTCAACCCATACGCGGGTGAGAGGCTTCGGCTTGCCTTCCGTTACTGATTTGTACTTCATCAGCAGCCTCCGACCACCATGAACAGGCCGACGCTATTACCGGCGCTGATCGGCAATTCACCGGTGCAACCGCTGGTATCGAGCCGGGCCAGCGAGTCGCGCAACCAGGTGATGCTGTCGTCTCCATATTCAAATGAACGGGACGCGCCAGACGGCGCACCCTGCGATTTGATGCGGCGCGCACCGGACGACGTAGCCATGAGCGCGGCGGCATACATCAGGATCAGCTTCGCGGTGCAATCGTCATACCCAGCACCATCGAGGCAAGGGATAATCTTGTTCACCACGCAGAGGATCGGCTCCAGCAGCGCGCCCGGGATGGAGTAACCCAATTCACCGAGGAACGCCTGCACGTCTGCCGCTGTGATTGGGTCAGCCATGGTTATTTCGCCTTTTTCTTCAGCTCGTCGATTTGTTTCTGAGCCTCGTCGAGGTCAGCATGCAGCTTTGCGTTGTCAGCGGTCAGCGACTCAACTTTGCCATTGGCCTCGTCGAGGTCAGCATGCAGCTTTTGCACGTCGGCAGGTGTCGCAACTTCCAGGGCCTGGTCGCTTACCGGGATCGCTTTGCCAGCTAGCCACAGCGGGAGAGTCTCGCCTTTGTAAACTTCACCCTTTTTCAGTTCGTGGCTGTCGTGGGTGAGCAGCCATTTTTGTTCCTTACCAGCCATACGGCCTCCGTAAAAAAGATGGGGCCTGAGCCCCATGAATTATGCTTTGGTCAGCTGGGCGTAACCGGCCTGGCCATTCGCGTCATGTTTGAACTGCGGCGCCGCAGCAGCCAACACGGAGAAGACATAATCGTCTTCCGGATTCTGTCGAGCTTTCGGGCGCATAGTCATCGGCATGCCGTTGAGGATCTGCACAACGTCAGGGCGCTTAACCACACCCAGCAGTTCGTTTTGCGGCACCTTCGAACCAGGAACCAGCGCCGCAACACCAGGGATTTCCATGATGCGGGACAGGATGGTCTTTGGATAGTTGGCCGCGTAGTCGTTCACAGACGCGTAGAACCAGTCTTTGTAGTTCACGTAGATGGTTACCGGGCCGTAGAAATTCTTGGACTGCAGCAGACCAATCAGCGCGGAGATGGCGCCGACCCACTGAGCGCCGGTAGCGCCGTTCAGGTCAAGACCATGCGTGCCGGTTGCGCGGTTTGGCGCGGTGCGCAGGCCGTAAATGGTCGCGCCTCCGACGTTGATGTTTGGATCGCCGTTCAGCACCATGTCTTCCAGCTTCTCAGCTACTTTACGCTGATGGTTGGAGATGGCGTCGCTGTCCAGAGAGTAGCCTTCAGTCTGCGCTGCCAGCATCTGGCGCCAGCCGAAAGTCAGCTCGCTGTCGATGATAGGCAGTGGCGTACCTTCGTAATCCATGACAGGCTGATCGCCCTTCGCCTTGCCGCGGCCATCCAGGCTGATGTTTACATCACCGGAATCTGACAGAGTCATGAAGTAGTGAACGATCTTACCGAGTGCCATCGGGCGGGAAACGCTGGCGGCCAGGTCGTTAAACACTGACAGCACGTCGCGCTGAACGGTAATCGCAGAGCGGTCCCATTCGCCCCATACATCTTTCGGCAGCACGGAGGCGTTACCGACGAGCTCGTCGAAGGCAATGAACTTGCCGTTTGCGTCATTAACCGCAAAACCATGCTGAGCAGCCATGTTACGCTGCATTGCATCCCAGCGACGACGCGCATTAAGAATCAGCGCCTGCTGTTGTGGAGTAAACTTTAACATTCTTGTTTTCCTTATGCCTTGGCGTACGGAGTGGAGAGGATCACCACGTCGGCGAAACCTTCCGCCGCCAGAGTGCGCCCTGCTTTTTCGTCGAACGTTGCGACGACCTGATTTCCGGTTGCGGCCGCTTTGAATACGCCGCCGGTACCGATTGTCAGCTCTTGGCCTACCGTATAGGCCGCCGCTGCCAGGCGAACGTTGTATTCCTGCTCGCCTTCAACGCGGTACGCCACGCCGGTTTCATTGGCTGCGTATGCGGTGGTGATTGCCTGGCCGATAAAACGACGGTTGCCGAGGATGAGCCAGCGGCCGGTAGTATCAGCGGCTGCTGCGAGCTTGCCTGATGCAACCTTCACTGCCACGCCTGGGTTAAGCGCCGCAGCAACCGGCAGGTTAATGGTTTCCGGCTCGCGCTCAACCGGGCCACGATAGATGACGTTAGCCATTATTTATTCTCCTGATCGATGCCAGCGTTGAGGTCGTAGTCCTTCCACTGGTCGTTTTCAGCATTGACCTGCTGGAAAGATGGGTTCAGACCGGTGCTGGTCTGGCACTGTGAGTACAGGTCGTTCAGCGCGTCGCCTGCCAGCGAGTTGATCGCCGCTTCAGTCATGAACGAGAATTTCGCTTTAACCGCGTCACGCTTGGTTTTAAGATCGCTTTCTGCGTTCGCCTGCAGCTGAGATTTCAGCGTGCTGATTTCATCGGTAAGCGGCTTCAGTGCCAGATTCACTGCGGCAGTAATTGCGTCAGAGTTAATCTGAGCCTGGCCCGGGTCGCCGCCGCCATCTTTCTTCTTCATCTGCTGGTTGTAGGCATCCCAGACCTGATCGTCGGTCAGCCCCTCGGTTTTAACGCCTGCGGCATTGAGCGCGGCGATCATCTTCTCTTTCATCGGGTTTGTTTCTCCGTTGGTTTTGACTTCGTACTCAGTTGGTTTGCGCACGACTTCTACACGATCGCCGACAAAGACAGCCTTGCCATCATCGTCAATCAGGTACTTTTGTTTGAAATATTGCTCACCGTCGCGATAGACGAAGCTGTCAGGCCAGATGGCTTCCGGCCAGAGATAGGAGTCTTCACCCTGCCCATCTCGTAATCTGCAGGTAATAGCCCGGTTAATGTCGTCGAATGTGTAATTCGATGCGTTTGAAAGGTAAAACTTCACCTTATTCCACCAGCCGTCTTTCATGCTGTTGGCGGCATCGATGAGGCTCGTCGATTCAACATCGGCCTCCTGCCCGTCAGCGTTGACGAACATGCCGACACCCTCTTCCGGCGTCCCTGCCCCCGGCTCGTCAAGCAGAATGGCGATGTGGTCGAACTGCATGTTGTGAGCGACCCACGAGTACTTCTTCTGCTTCGACTCACCTGTCTTTTGCTCTTTGTTCAGCAGCAGACCGGTAGAGACATGAATCGGGTCGGCGTTATTGCCGGAAATCATGTCGTCCAGGCGCTGAATAAGGCGCTTACCGTCAGGCTTCGTGTCTGCCACAGCCTTATTGACGTAAACATCCATCACGACCTTGTCGTTGGCCTTGCTAACGTTCTGAGCCCATGCCCCGGCGTAGTAATCGTTCACCGCCTGCGGGTCGTTGGCGCTGACGTATTTGCCGTTCACCATCGGGTGGCCGATCGGCATTAACTTGCGCTCCATCGTCTGGTAGCTGTTGTTAATCTCCTCCGCCGGGTACAGGCCGCCATTCATCACGATGTCATCGACGATCGGAACCGCACCACGAATGACGTAGTGTTCCTGGCCGTTGATGGTGGTCGTTGAGATGTTGGAGGCGTTGATGGCGAGGGATTTAACGTGGATGCTGGATAGCTTCACGTTGCGTCCTCTGATTTTCAGGCTGCTTTAGCCCATTGTTTACGTTCGGCTGCCAGCTTATTAGCCAGCCCTTCGTTGAAAATGCTGCCGTCGTCGTCGAGCAGCGCCGGTATCTGGCTGCAGTAGCAGTTGTACCGGTTGCCGTTCTCGGCGTAGAAGTCGCGCACCTCTTCGGTGGTGTAGACCTTGCCGTGACGGCTGGCGTGCCAGGTGCGCGTCGTAGGCTTGAGCGCAGAAAGCCAAAGGAGGCCGGTGTTAAGCCCCAGCCTGTCGGCGGCCCAATCCGTTTCGTTCCACTGCGCCTGCCGCAGCGCGCCGACCTGCTCAGTCTGAGCTATGGTCTTGGCCTTCGACATCGATACGTCAAGACGCTTGCTGATGACGCTGGCCGTCTCGCGTGGATTAACGCCGCGCGCTACCGCGTCGGTGATGATATTGGTCAGATCGCCGCGGGCTGTATCGCTAATTACCTTCCAGTCACTGAACGTTGTCAGCCTGGCCGCCGATATCTGGTTCAGATAACCGGGGCTGCTTAAAAGCTGCTGTAGCGTCGTCTGGCTGGCGTATACCTGCGACTGCTGCGAGAGGTTATTGAATGCCTCCAGCGTTCCGCGCTGCGCTTCTGCAACAACGTAATCCATCGCCCACAGGTTTTGCTCGCCACCATCCAGCAGGTAATCGTCGAGAATGCCCTGCACCGCATCCAGCAAATCCGCCAGTTCCTGCGCCGACATGTCATAGATGAACTTTCCGGCGTTGACCTGGTAGAGCCGAATATCCTCGCCGTTGTCGTGGCAGAGGAAGTTCCAGTTATGGCTGTTTACCTCGCGCTCACGTCCGGTCAGGCGCTGGTCGAACAGGGCCTTCAGCGCCACCTTGATAGCGTAATACCTGTCCTCAATGTCGCGCTCCATCTTGCTGACGGACTTGCGCGACATTGAGGGGTCAACTTTCGACCGGGGTATCACCGGACTTTTCGGCTTCTGACTGAGGGTCGGCCAGAGGATCAGGTTTTGGTTTGTTGCCATCAGGCGGAACCTCATCATCAAGATCAGGTAGTGGTTGCAGTTCACCAGCTGCGCGGATCTCGTTTTCGGTGATAGCCGAACGGCCAAACGCGTTCGTCGACTTCACAGCTACGTCTGCGAGCTTGTCCATGTTGGCAATCTTCTCTGCCTGGCTCGGCGCCAGCAGATCAGACCAACCTACGGTGATTTCTTCATTCTGAGCCGGTGGAATAATGCCAAGCGTCCAGAATCGCGAAACCACATCGGTGATAACGTCGGTCAGGAAGCCTTTCCGGCGGCTCATCCTGGTGCGCCCCCAACCTTTGGCGTCCTCAGTGCTGGCGCGCTCACCCGTCTGCATCCCAACGAGCTCTTTCACAGGGATAGGAACGGTCGCGCAGAACTCGCTCAGCGCGGTACGCCATGTCGGCTCTGGGTCAGCTGCCGCAACACTCAACACCTCAGCGGTACCAGCCTGCATAAAGCTGGCACTGTCGGTGCTGTCGTTAAGGCGACGGACCTGCTGATCAAGCGCTTCAGCAAGTTGCCCCTCAGCAACGCCAAGGGCTTTGGCAAGTGCGGAGAAGTTCGTCTTCTCACTGAACGAATAGTTGAGCTGGCGACTGGCGTTCTTCAGGAAGCCCTCAGACGCGCCACCGCTAACCTTCTCGATATCCAGCAGCTTGTTAAATCCAGCCTCAAGCAGCGACTTGCCCGACGTCATCACGCCATCATCAGAGCCCTCGGCCAGGATGATTACGCGATCCGGGTGGACGTTGATGATTCTGCCCGGGCGGGCGTCAGAGTTTCCGTCAACCGGCAACTCTGTGAACGAATACATCGTCACTTCACCGAACGTTTCGCTGTCCGGATTATCGTCCCAGTTAACAGGGTCGATTTGCGCTTCCCACGCAGGAATTAGCTTAACGAGTGCCTTTTCCTGAAGCCTTCCCACGATGGTGGTGTCAACAGGTTCGTACCACTTCTTGCTGTCTTTAATCTGAAGCAGGATCGCAGAGTAACGCCCCACCAGGTTGCGACGGTCTGCGCCTTTAATCTGCTCCCAGCAGCGTTTCAGGAGCTTGTTGACACGCTTATCCCAAGCCGTTTGCTTCGATGCGTCCTTTGTCTGGTCGCCCTCGTAAACATCAGGGTAGTCTTCCCAGCACCCGTCGAGCATACGCGTCACGGCAGCACCGGCCACCGCATTACGCCGGTACGCCCGGTAAAAGTCATCAAACGTGAGATGCAGCGGGTAACCGAACTCCTGGTAGAGTCGCTGGCGTTTGGTATTACTGGTGCCGTTAAACAGCATTGAGAGGTTTTTATTCCGCTCCCTCTCAACACTGGAATTACTGGCGCGCTGTTGTTTCATTTCGCTTTCGGTCACGATGTCCTCCGTCAGCGCGATCGCACCAACATGCCGGTGATTTTTTGTGGTGAATGCAGTACGCGATAACGTGTTCCATCCCAGTCGTGGTCTTCTTGCTGGGTGTCGACGTCATCAGGGTTTTTATCGTCACGAACGAGCACCGGGATGCGGCTTATCCAGCCACGGCAGTAGTCAAAAACGTAGAATGCTGGCTTCTCAGGCATGCCTGATTCCAGCTTCACGCCTTCAACCACCGCTTCGAGCATATCCGCAAAAAGAGATGCGCCGTTGATGCGGGAGCCAGGCTTTTTATCAGCTGGCAACCAGGTAACGCCCTGTGCTTCCATCTTCTGAGCGATCGATAGCTCGTTATCGCCGGTGTTGAATATCGCCCCGTCAGCTGGTCCGGGAATCACTTCGCTACAGATACCCGGCATAATGTGAAGCTGGCCCTGCGTGACACCGTCGATTTGAATCTCTTCCGGCTCATCGGCTTCTTCGCCCACCAGCCGCTTGTCAATCCACGCCACGCCTTTCGCTACGTTGGTGGATGACATATTCAGGCCTTTGTTCAGCTCGTCAGGCGGGCAGCCGTACCATTCTCCGATCAGGATTATCGAACCTGCTGGCGGGCAGAACTGCAGACCATCAGGCAGCTCGGCGGCGGTGCCATCGGCCTGCGCCCACCACAGATTAGAGAACGGCTTCGACTCACCCCAGTCATGGGAGCGGTCGACGGTCCAGCTATTCGGTATGCGGAACGGCTTAATGACGTGCAGCGTTTCATTCCACAGGTGGTCAAATCGTCCGCCACTGGTCACATCCCAGGAGCCATCTACCCACGCTTTACGTCGGTTAGGGTCTTTGATGGCC